GCTACGGTCCAAACAACCGTTCCATCTGTAGTCGTAACCCCTGGCGCGGAGTTAGTCACTGGCCATACAGGTTGAATAGTTCCGCAGGTTCCGTAAGTTGTAACAACCTGAATATTTCCGTTTGCATCGATAATCTGACTGATAGGATTATTAGGCTGTGAGTTAGCTGTCGCGTCCAACGGGCTAGTATAAATCTTCCCCGGTCCAGGGTTATTTCCAGTGGTAGGATTTCCAGTATCTCCAGCGCCCCAAGTTCCAAAGTACAGCAGGTAATTTGGGAAATAGTTCGCTAAGAAGGTAGGGTTTCTCCAAGTGCTGCATTGAACGAACGTTCCCGTTGCCTGTGTCAACTGACGACCGCACTCAACATATCCCCAAGCTCTAGGGATAGAGTTACTGGTCATATCAACAACGATCCCCCGCTCTAGCCACTCTACGTTGAATACCGAAGTGCCATCAGGGTTCAATAATACGTAATCCTGCTGCCAAGAATTGGTATAAAACTGAGGCAGCTTGTTCTCGTTCCACTTATGCGGGAATGGAACTCCCACGATCTCGGAATAAACGTCCGAACAGATCGTAACGAAGGGCTCTAGCTGATAACCAGAGACCTCGTGCAGGGTCGGCTCAATGTCACCGAATGCTCGGACTCTATCTAGGATTTGTTGTAAGGTGGTCTTGCTTTGGGAATTCGCCATAGTTCGACTCTGGCTATGAAAGGTGGGCCAATAGACCCATACTTCATAGTCTAATGGTAATCAGGAATGGTAAATCAGGGTCGCTCTCCTATAGAAGAATAACTCGGTTTGTCTCGGAACCGAGGAAGTAATCTGCCGGACCAGATAATCTGTTTACTGTAGGTCTGCTACGTTATTCTGAATAGTCTGCGTATTCAGTTGGACCTCTGATGCGCTTGCGGTGTTTGTGGACTCCGCAACCATCTGATAGGCGTCCTTCCAGCTAAGTCCGGTGTGGTTGACAAGCTGTTCACCACCACGGAAAATGTGCTCTTTGGTGTCCAGTTTGCGCCACTTCATGCCACAAATCTGGCAGCGGATATAACTCGATTGGTCCGTAAATGTGTGAAAGTATACCGCGTAATCTACCTTCGGTGACTTCACACCCTTATGGCCCTTTTTGTGAGTACACATACTCTGAATGTTTATTTTTTCAGCTATGGAGTACTTAGAGTTAATCCTGCGTTGTTCATCGCGTGCTGCCAATGCTCGTGCCTTTTCTTTTCTCTCTAGCAGTGCATCTTGCCGTTCGGCCAACATAAGTTGGACAAGCAGTTGGAGTGTTGCGGCATCACTAGCAAGTTCCGGGGCAGGCTTCGCCTGTCCGGGGTGGTTCGTTTGGTCTGTCATGGTATTTCCTTCCTGGGAGAACCCCAGGTTTCCGATTAACTTCGGTGAGTTGTGTAGGCTAAAACTGCCTCTTAGTCCTGGTCTACCCAGGTTGAAGAACCATCTAGCTCACGCCGATTGCGTAGCCAGAATAAATTCTTTCGGAACCTTCGACTTACCGGACCGTCAACTGGTTTCCCAAAAATCTGATTGGCTCGGTCTTCCGAAACGATTCCTTTTTCTATCAATTGCATCTCAACTGTACGCCATCCGCGATACGCCTCTCCAGCGGGCAGACCACGTTTGTCTAGCTGTAGAACAGAGTATTCCCACATAGCGGGTATTTGGAGAAAGCACACGTATGTAAGTTTATCTGTTCCTGGCTTGAGTGCCCAAAGTGCGACGGTCGATTTGGGAAATCCGTTGTCCACAGTGAAGCATTGAATACCCGAGCTACGTAGCTTTTGAATAAAATCTCGTGTACGCCACGGATTCACCTTTCGGGCCGTCTCATTAATCAGGTCCTCTTGGTGGTCCATCTTGTACCGAAACGCCATCTTGTCTGAGATTTCTTTCTCAGAGGCTATCGTCTCTTGGGCAAATGCTTTATAATCGCGAGGAAACCGAATCCAATTAGGAGTTCCACCAGACAGGAGCCGTTTAATTGTGGCTTGTGTGGTTTTCATATCCCGATAAACCTCCCAGGGCTTATCAAGAGTATGCAATCCTTGCGTTATATTTTCAGGCATGGGCCGATGCAAATCCTTTTATATATTTAATTGCTGCTTTAAGAAACTTTACATTATCTTTGAAATGCCCTAGTCCTAAATTACAACCACTGCACAATAGACCTCGATTCTTTTCGGTCTTATGGCAGTGATCTATGTCGGGTATTTCTTCGAATAACCTTCTACAAACTGCGCAACGATTCTTTTGTTTATCCAACAAAACATCGTGCTCTTTTTGTCATTCGCCATATAATTAAAGTCCTTTACTACTTTGAAATTCTACTATCATCTTACAATGGTTTAGGAAATCTACTACATCAAACTGGTTCTTCATCCAATTGCATAGCTTACAACACGGAACAGAGTTTGTTAAAGTGTAACCCTGCGAATTATCATTACGGTCTATCCCGTTATAGAGATATCCGCCGCCCATTTGAGGGCGAGCTAGCTGACTCGGCTTCATACCACAATAGAAACAATCTCTCTGTGTCAATGATTCGAAATCTTCTTTCGTTAGGGCGAACTCAAATCCTCGCTTTTCAGCGCTGCACCTGTATGTCGCGTACAACAGATTAAAGGCTGCTTCTCCAAGGGGTAAAACATTCCCAGCTATCAAAGCTGGCATCCTCAATCTACTAAGTTCACTTCTTAAACAACCACAACTATGCTTCTTTCCCTGCCGCATGTATTTTCCGTTTGCGACACAGGTTTTTCCACAGTCACAAACACAATTCCAATAGGCCCTTTTATGTCTGCTCGGAGCCCTTGAAATCACCAAAAGCCTTCCGAATTTTTGCCCTATCATATCTACTTCGTTTGTCACCATGTTCTCTCCTATGAAAAGAGTGATCAGGGAAGCACGTTCATAGCGTACTTCCCCAATCTGAATCTTAACACAAGTTGCAACTCGTGTCAAGAGGTTCGTTACTGAATCGCTGGAACAGAATCAATCCAACGCAAACGCTGAGTATTTGCACCACGTGCAGGTGGCAAACTCACTGTCTGATGGAATTTATAGCTGCACCATCCGCCAATTGTTCCCGTAGGATCAAATGACGAGGATGGTGCATTATCCACAACTTTGCAATCGCTTTATCTGTTACTGGTTTTCACCAGAGCAAGTCATTTCTGCTTGCTTCTTACGATTCTTTTCTCGTAAGAACGGACTATCGCATCTCCCATAGGGAGTCGTTTCATTTAGTCTCTCACGGTGCTGATATCAGCTTCCGCCTTATTCCCATCTCAGGGTTCAAGTCAATTAGAAACGATTTCTTATCTCTATCTTTCAATAGAGTTCCACCTAATTGATGGTGCGCCAATCGCCTTCGTGAAGATCGGTGTCGCCCGGAACTTCGAGCCACACGCCGATGATTGCATAGTTACCGAATACATAAGTACGATACGCAATTTTTCCACTGCCGCTGTAGTTCGCGGTTGTGGTAACGAACGGTGTCTGACGTAGAACGATGTTTGTACCCGGAAGTTCGATGTCCATCTTCTGGTCAGAGCCAGCGATCTTATCGAACTTATCGATGTTTCCTAGCTTCCACAAATCAACGATTGAGTTGTTAACTGTCGTTGCGTTGAAGATATCGCCAAGAACATTAGGTGAAACAGCGCCCATGAACTTCCCTGCCTTGCAAGGAAGCACGTTCTTTGAAACAAGCTGTTGCTTCAACTCACGGATCGTTCCCAAATCAAGAACGAACGGGGTTGTTAGCAAGCTGCTCTGGTTAACCTGGGTATCTACAGATGCCGCTCCTGCTGCGTCGGCAACCGCGCTGTACAGTTCAGAGATGCTCTGGCCAGCTTGGTATCCTAGTTCAACCGCTGAATTTCCGATAACGTCATCGAGTGAAGATGCGATAACGAAACTTGAGAAGTTGCTGTAGTTGTTCCATTCACCAACCTGAGCCGGAGAACTGATCTGTCCAACGAACTCTGGAGAACCGATAACTCCGTCGCCAACCTGAGTAGTGTCACCTGTTAGGGTGTTGTACTGGAAAAACTGACGGTTAATACCTGCGTTCAACGGCTGAACTCTTCGTTCTGCCGCTGCCAAAAATGCATCCGTTTCGCCTTTCAAATTCGGAATTAGCTCCTTATCGAACAGAATGCTCTGTGCGGTAAGGATATTTCCGACATTTGCTGCTGACGGATTTGGTGAGCCTGCCATAGCAGACCTCACATGTGCTCTTTGTCTAGATTGTGTAATCTAGGTGGTTATTTTTTAGCTTGGGATCGTGACGCTGCGAAGGCTTCAATTTGTGCTCTGAGTACGGGATTACGCATCTTAGCACGCATCGTAGGTCCGTCCCACGATCTAATTTCTTCCACTGTGAGCCCTTTCGAAGATGTAGCAGCAGGACGTATAGCTGCGTTCTGTCCCGGTACTAAACCTCCGTTGACTCCCGGTCTCGGAGTAATCGGTGCCGGATTAGCCGGTGCCGTTACCTGTGCCGGAGCAGGCGGTGGTGGCTGCACGACCACTGCCGCTGCTGGTGGTATAACTTGCGCTATCACTACCGGATTGACCGGAGGGATAGCCTGAACTGACTCCACTGGAGCCAGTTCTAATTCCAAAGCATGAAAAGCGATCTCAAGATTGTCACTAGTCCAAGCGAGTTCTTCGTGCTCGAAATAGTCCTTGACCAACTTGATATTTGCTTCGCAATTGTTAAAATCGTGTTTATGACTCGTCAGGAACCGATAACTTACCTGTTCTTGACGGCGGAGTTCGTTGACTTCGGCAATCTTTTGGTCTGCCTCGGCCTTGGTTTTATCCGCTTCAAATTTCTGAACCTTCCGAACAGCGTCAAGCTGTTTTTGGGGATCATCGGATTTCAAGTCTCTCATGTAAGACAACAGTTCCGCGTCCGACGCTTGTGCTGGAGCCGGTGCTGCGGGCTGTTCTCTGAAAGATACCTTCTGTTTCTTCAAGCGGTGAAATGCGCGAGTTGCCTGAGTATGGGCCTCTTTAATCTTTTCAATCAACTCTTCCTGGCTTGCTGCCTCTAGATGAGTCGGACGACCAAGTGGTGTTCCATCTTCATCCTTCACTTGGTAATCTACTGTAAACTTTTTTGGTTCTGACGCCTTACGAGCGGCTTCTTGCTCATCAGCTAAACGCTGTACTTCAGCTTGCTCCGCTGCTACACGGGCTTCTTCCGCTGCGGCTAACTCTTCAGGTGTCTGTTCTATCGTAGTTTCAACGATAGGTTGTTCCTCGATCACCTCTTGCGCGGCTAAAACTTCTTCCAATGACTTATTCTTCACGACATTGGTGATAGCCTCTCTCATCTCTGGGTGAGACATCTGTCGCTTCATCTCTGGACCGTCCCATGACCTGATATGGTCAAATGTAAGGGTCTCCGGGGTTACTATGGTTGTGCTCATTGTTGTGTTCCTTTAGACACCAATTTAGGCATCTTGAGTATTCGATTTTCTTCCGAATTATCCTTCTTATCTTCTTCTTGAGGAGCAACTGCCTGAGTTTGCCATTCAATGGAGCGAAGAATTAAAGAAGAAAATTCATTGCGTTCTCTGGCCCTAGACTGGAGAGCTTTAAGCTTTCTCTCGTAGCCCTCTTCTATTGGGTCAAGTTTAATAACTTCCTCTGTGGCTCTACGACAAGCCGCCATAAGAAGGCTCTCTAAAACAGAGAACCCGGGGTGTTGCTTTAGCGCCGCCAGAGAAACTCTTTGAGTCTCCGTAAGCTCGTTTGCCAAAAGAGGTACATTTGCCATTGTATTCCTTATTGTACTTTTATTGAATTACTAAACCGTCGTTTCCGAGCCAAATGACTGAGGATTACTGCTGGGCTCCCCTTGTGTTTCCAAGTTCAAGGAGTGCTCAGTCGCGGCTCTGAGTGCTTCCGCTCCTGCTTTACCGAGAGTCTTCTGATCTTCAAGCACCTGATCTTGCTGGAACTTCTGTTGCTGCATCGCTTGCTGCGCCTTAAGTTGATTCTGCTGCATCGCGGCTGGACTGTTTTGTTCGTATTTCTGCACTTCATCTTGCGTCATAGGGCGAATAAAGTCCTGACTAAACTTCCATCCGGCAGCATCCGTAAACGCCTTAAAGATTGCTACAGCATCAAATTGATAGTGGCCGTCGTTCACGCTCTTTACGAACGTGGGATTATTCAAAAGTTGAATGATTACTGGAAGCGCCTGAGCCATCTCTTTCTTGGCACCGAGGTGAGCGCCAGCAAGAACTTCATACTCAAACTTCGCATTACGAAACTCGATATGGTCTCCCATATAAGTTTCACCGAGTTCTTCCCCTAGTACACGACGAAGAACAGACGTTGGAAGTAACTGATTGTTAAGCGTGTCCATCTCATAAATCCAAGGCTCAAACACTTGTTCTACCAGACGACTACTAGGACCGTCAAGTCTAGCTGCGTTTGCCTGTACAACGGCTGCCGCTCCAGTTCCTGAACGCATCCCGGTTGTCTTGACTCCGGCTGCTCCCGCGCCTAATCCAACCTGTTCATTAGCGCCAGAAGTCTCTTGCGCCGATGCACGAGCCTGTTGCAAGAACTGCCAAGCTTCACCAGGTACCGGGGGCATGGTCAAAAACTTAAATGCCTTGTCAACATCATCATCAACATCGATGATTCCACCCTGCTTCCAGCGGGTCATCTGTGTAGGAACGTTGAAACCCTTCTTGCGCACAGCCGTGGGCTGTAAACCATATGCAAGCAGATCGAGCGCAAGATTGGTTATGCCTTGCTCTACAATTTGTTCTGCCCCGATAAGCTGGCCCAACCCCTGCCCATAAAATGAGTCAGGAAGGTTTCTCCAGTTTGCACTGAAGAACGGGAGTTTACCGTACGGGTTCGTTTCATTTCGAAGTAATATGTTCTTACCGCTAAATGCTAATACGACAATGACCTTGTCTCTGTCCCAACGTTCAAGAACTTCCATCGGCGCTTGCAACGCATCAGCGCTAGTCTTGAAACTCCTAGGAAGGGCATGTTGTAAATATCCACGCATCCCTTCCGGGATGGTCATGTTAATGTTGTCTGATCCTACTGTCGATCCGGACAAAAAGAACGACTTCAAATCTTCTTCACTGGGGATATCATATCCCGGAATATCTCGCATTGCATTTAGATCATCGTATGTAGCGTAATCTCGGTAGATGACCCACTTTGATTCACGGATATCACCGACACGGCAACCTGGGTCCACCAGTACCGTACGAATATCGCAGTACTTGATCCACGGACGAGAAACCTTCATAGCTTCAACGAAGATTTC